CTCTTACCAATGGGCTTGTGGACGTAAGTGCAGCAGACGGTGGTTCGGTAGCGATTCTTGGCGTTATGGCAGGTTGTCAATATACAGACCTCTCGGGTAAGCCCGTTTTCACTAATCAATATCCTGGAACAAGTTCATTAAAATCAGGCACAGAAGCTACTGTGTTTGTTTATGATGACCCTGCTCAGGTTTATGAAGTCAATTGCGACGCTACATTAACAAATCTAGTGACCGCTACAGCTTTAATCCACTCAAATGCCGAAGGTGCGGGATTTGGATCGGAGACAGCAAACGGTATCTCAAGTGGTGAGATTTCAGTGGCTTCTGCAGGTGCAACAACTGCAACGGACAATTTTAGGATTGTTGGTTTTAAAGATGTGCCTTCAATTGATTACGCAGCAGCAGGAGTTGTAGCTTTAGTTAAACTAAATCTACCGTTCCATCTTGATTCAACTGGTCTATAAGGAGATAAGATATGGCTATAGCAAGATCCCAACTCCTTAAAGAATTAGAGCCTGGACTTAATGCTCTATTCGGACTGGAGTATGATCGGTATGACAATGAACATGCCGAGATATTCGAAACTGAATCTTCAGACCGAGCGTTTGAAGAAGAGGTAATGCTAAGTGGCTTCGGTGCTGCTCCTGTTAAAGGAGAAGGTGCTGCGGTATCATTTGACACAGCTAATGAGTCTTTCACGGCTCGTTATACACACGAAACAATAGCTCTAGCGTTTGCGATTACGGAAGAGGCTGTAGAGGATAACCTTTATGACCGACTAAGTTCTCGTTACACTCGTGCTTTAGCTCGTTCTATGTCAAACACTAAGCAAGTCAAAGCTGCTGCTGTTTTAAACAATGCGTTTGATAGCTCAGTAACTTATGGCGACGGTAAAGAGCTTTGTGCAACGGATCACCCCACTAATGGTGGTGGCTCATTGCGTAACGAGTTGTCTACTGCTGCTGACCTTAACGAAACATCTTTAGAGCAGTCACTAATTGACATCTCAGCCTTTATTGATGAGCGTGGGCTTAAAATTGCTCTGCAGGGTCGTAAGATGATTATTCCACCTGCGTTACAGTTTGTAGCTGAACGTTTGATGGCAAGTAATCTTCGTACTGGAACAGCAGACAATGACATCAATGCAATCCGCAACATGGGGATGTTAGCAGACGGTTATGTGGTAAATCACTTCTTAACCGATACTGACGCATTCTTCATTAAAACGGATGCTCCAAATGGTTTTAAACATTTTGAGCGTAGTGCTGTCAAAACTTCTATGGAAGGTGATTTTGATACTGGCAACGTGCGATATAAAGCTCGTGAGCGGTATAGCTTTGGTGTTTCAGACCCACGTTGTGTGTTTGGTTCTCCAGGAGCGTAATATCAGCTTTGATAACAATGAAAAGAGCAGCTTGTCAGCTGCTCTTTTTTTATGTAAGATGAGTATATTCCTTGACAATCGCATAATGCGGTTGACATAACCCAGACAAGGAGACAAACATGGGTAATACAACTTTTAGCGGAGCCGTCCGTTCTCAAAACGGTTTTAAATCCATTACAACTAATGCTTCTACAGGGGCAGATACTGAGGGTTTTGTCGTAAACTCTGCAGGTAACATTTTCAATACAGCAGGTGGTCACGTCCAATACGCTGCTGCGACAGGTTATGGTCCTGCGGACTTAATCGTCGGTAAAGGTGGAAGTCAGTACGGAACAGTAAACCCATATGCTGAAAGCTCCACGCAACTTTTTCCATTAGGAGCTGAACTACACTACGGCAACAACATTTTCCGTTATGGTCTACTCGGTGGAACGGCTGTTACAGCAGGAAAGCTCGTACAACACGCAGCGATTATTGCAAACCACACCAACATGACAGGAACAGCAGGAGTTGCAGCAGGTGAAACAGCTATTTCTGTTGAAACAGCAGGTGACACAGACATTACCCTAAACCAGTATGCAGATGGTTATCTTTGGGTAAACGATGTGAATGGCGAAGGTCAAACAATGAGGGTAAAATCAAACCCTGCTCACGATCACTCTTCTGATCCTAGTGTTGTCATAACAACATATGACCCACTAGCTACTGCAATAACTACATCTTCAGAACTTTCGCTTATTGCAAACCCACACACAGGTTTGATTGTTGCTCCTGCAACAGAAACGGGTGCTGTGATGGGTGCAACAGTTATTGACATGACTGCTGATTATTACGGTTGGTTTACAACTTCTGGTCCACAGGCTCTTCTGAGCGTTGGCACACTTGTTGTTGGTAACATCGCTGTTCGTTCAGGCGGTACAGCAGGTGGCGTTGCTCCTGCTACTGATAACCTGCTCACTGAAATTGGTGAAGTTATGGCTGCAAGAGCTAACACCGAGTACTCTTTAGTTTGGATGAACTTGCAATAATTTATCAGGGGAGGGATTCGTCCCTCCCTCCAATTATAGGAGATTAAAATGGCAGGATCAGACGTACAAGTTGCCTTTATAACTGATGAAAACGCAGCAGACCCCGATCGTTTAGTTACGGCTGCACGACCAAATACAGGGGCGACAATGGCTGCAACCACTTTTCTAGGTGGTGGTGCTAGAAACGTAACAGTGACAACTGCAGGAACAAGCGATAACGGTAAGACTAATACTATTGTTGGAACAGATGTTTTTGGTAATGCTATTACTGAAGTGATAGTATCAACAGGCTCTGCAGAAGCCGTTGCAGGAGCTAAACTATTTGTGACAGTTACCTCTGTAACAAGCTCCGCACAGTTTGCAGGAAATATCACCGTTGGCTCTGGCTCGTTATGTGCAAAAGCTGCGGGAGGTGGTGGCAGAGTTCGGCTTGTAGGTACTTCTATTGTATCTGGAGGAACCGCAGGGCTCGTTGATTTTTATAATGGAACACCAGAAGATGGAACCATTATTTTTAAAGCCCAAACTATTGGCACAGACCATGCTACGGTAGATAACACTATTCCTGATGAGGGGATGTTGTTTAAAAGTGGTCTAGCTCTTGGGTACACTGTTGGTACTGTTTCATTGATGAACATTTTCCACTCGTAGAGGTTTTCATTTATAGGGGTTGTTATGGCAAGTGCTAAAGATGTTAAACGAACAGCTTCGGGTAGAGTTGTTTATAGGGGCGAAAGTTTTGCAGGATTTAACAAACCTAAAAAGACCCCTAGTGCTAAAAAGAAGTCAGCTGTTCTAGCTAAAAAAGGCGACCAAATAAAACTTGTTCGTTTTGGCGACCAAAATATGTCTATTAAAAAAAGCATACCTGCCAGAAGGAAAAGTTTTAGAGCCAGACATAACTGCGACACAGCTAAAGATAAATTCAGTGCTCGATATTGGTCGTGCAAAGCGTGGTAAGAATGACTGTAAAAGAAATGTTGACATTGTTAGAAAAACATGAAGAAGAATGCGATCGCAGATATTCAAGGATTGAGAAATCTTTAGATAAATTAGATATGCGTATGTGGGGGATAGCTGCTATAATTGTTGGAGTAGCTGTTATTGAGAAGTTATTTTCATGACTATTTCTCGTAATCAAATGAAGGAACAAACGATGGCAAACAAAGGGCTTTATTATAATATAAATCAACAGAAGAAAAAGAAAAAGTCTCGCTCTAAGAAAAACTCTACTATTTCTCCTGAAGCTTATGCAAATATGGAAAAAGGGTTTCCTAAAAAATTGAAAGATGGGGGTAAGGTTGTTAAAGGTCCTTATAGCTAACGAATGAGTTACTTACAAAGCAACATCCCATACTTTAAATGTTGGGTGCGTAAGGAGTACACTCATAACCATGAAAAATATCATGGTGAGTTTTTACACGCTATGGCTGTTGCTGTCACAACTATCCCTAATAGGTGTTTGAGTTTTCAGGTAATATTTACTGGTAACGAAGCAGAGGGCGAAGAAGAAGATACAGTTCATGGCGGTGCTATGTGGGCTAGGATGCCCATAACAGGTTTGGTTGCAGATGTTCCTCTGGAAGAATGGGCTGAACCTATGGATACGTATGATGCACAACCGTGGGATTGTTCCTCCCACAACCATGCAGTGTATGTAATGGACAGAACAACGCCTTGCCCTTGGTTAGCAAAAATAAATGGAGAAATGTTTCCAGCTAAGTATTTGTTTACGGTAGATTATACAGACAGTGAAATAGCTGATGACCCTGCACAACATAAACAGTCACACGTTTTACAGTTGTTAGATGCAGGGATATGGACAGGAAATATTGTGGCATTGCCGAATAACAGGGTTAGAGTAACGCACCCTGCGTGGTTTTCAACAGGAGAAGGTGCTCCTGATTTTAGACCATCTCAACATATACACTATTCAAAATCTGATTTAGACTATACACTAGACGTGAATAGAGTTTTTGATAACCTTTACCATGATGGAGACAAAGATGAAAAAAGTAAATAAAAAGAAAAACCCTGGACTTGCTAAATTACCTAAAACTGTTCGTAACAAAATGGGTTACATGAAGAATGGTGGCAAGGCTATGAAACCCAAAGGTATGAAAATGGGTGGTGCTGCATCAATGAAACCTAAAGG